CGGTTTGAGTTTGGTCCACGAATAGCGGCTAAACACGGAAGATTGAACCCTTGGGTATCAATCGTTCGTATTTTAGCCTCAAAGCGTTTGTTACAGCTTGACCTGGCGGTCTTCGGGGGTAACCCGAGGCCACCATAGTAAGTTGGTAGATAGGCGGGGACCTTGTACTTCTTTGCGAAGGCAAAGAGGTAAGGGGCCCCCAAACGAGCTATAGAGTGTCTCTTTTCGGGTGTGTAAGCATCCGAGGAGAGAGATTCTTGTATAGATGACAGACTGATCTGTTCGGGATTAAAAACCCTGAGAGAAACAGTCGGCACTTTAGTGATAAAGCCTCCGTCTAACACGTAAAATTCTTCACAGAACGTTGCGTGAGTGGCTGAAGCAAAAGTTTTTTTGAAGTTCATGACGAAACCTACCTCACTAACGAGTAATAGGTATTGCTGATACTTCTCTAAAGAGGTTCTGAAGACGGCATCGTCACCCCGAATTGCAAAATTCGAGATGGCGGCCGCCTTCAGACACAAATAGTGGAATATCGAGAGTATCGACCAAGAGGCCGGCATACCCATCGGGATTCCCTGAAGATACTTAAGCACGCCTTCGGGGGTCTCCAAAAGGAAGCCCTCGTAAACGAGCTTAGGATCGATGTTCAACCGTGAGCAGATCCAGGCTGCGGCACTGTGTTTAATAGTGTCCGTAGCCTGGCTCATGTCGCAAGAGACGAGCCAACCACTGTATCCCACAAAGATACGGGCGGGGGCCTTACCCAAGAAACGAGAGATTTCAGGGATATCGAAGAGGCCTTGGAAAAGGCGACTCCGAATTCCGTGAGCTCGAGAAACGTATGAAGGATTGGAGCAAGTTACCAAACGGCACTTGTTCCCTCTTTCACTCAAAGCTACGGGCCTCATCAAGTTTACCCCCACGTGGGGGATAGACTCGACAAAGGCCTTCTTAATGTTATCAAGTCTACGTCGGACAATCATAGGATTGTTCTGGCGAGACGTGAAAATCTGAGGATAGTACCCGTCAGGATCGAATAGGTGAGCGAGCTCGCCCATCTGTCCGAATTCCTTACGTCCTGTAGAATAAGAGGACGATAACCCCGGAATTCCGGGATCACCGTCCTCACCCTTAAGCGAGGGGGGCAGATCATCCACCAGCAGCTCGAAAACTGCCGGAGGATTGAACTGGCCCCCGCTAACTGTTGCCAGAGCGCAGAACCCCAAAAGGGCTTTGTCGCAAGCGGCTTTAGACGCCCCTGGGAGCGCGCGACCCAGTCTACTGAACTGGTAGGCTGACTCACGTGTCCAAGGACGGAACTGACCTTTCGGAAGATTGAAGACCGTAATGGGGGGGGACCCCCCTTCGATCGAGAACTTCCTCAAAAGAAAACAGTCGTTCTTCAGTTGAACCCGAAAGGATTCGGATTCGACTGCGAGAACGCCGTATTTTACGGAGCGTCTCCAGATCAAGGAAGCAAAAGTTTCCTTGACTCTGTAGCCGCTCGCACGGTATGCTGAGGCGACCACCCGCGCAATCCTTTCGGAAAGCACGGGTAAGTCACCCCTGGTTTTAGCCGACCGTCTCCTAGGAGCAGGTCGGGGGTCTAAAAGCAGAGCCTCAAAACGATTATGTGAAAACATCGTCGTCGGTC